CGCTTTGATGACCTTGTGCACTTTGAGATTAAGGACTAATGCCTAAACAATTCAAAACGTATACACGCTTTGATGGTGGTCTGAACACTAAAACCAATGCGCGTTCTATTGCTGACAATGAGCTAGCACAAGCTAACAATGTCATTATAGACGAGTTTGGTATGGTAAAGTCTAGTGGTAAGGCTATTGATAACGATACAAACTATACTGACCCTAGCCTTGGTGGTGCACAGCAAGCTGGTTACGGTTTGTTCCAAGCGGTTATGGATTATAAGTTAGACGGAACCAATAGCCCTACCGTGTTTACATTCTTAGCTGACCCTAGCTCTGCAACAAAGATTGACATAGCAGAAGATGAAACACCGTTCGTGCAAAGCGGTTCCTTTACCGCTAATCAAATAGATTTAAATGTAACAGATGTTGTAAGCGGTACAGCAAATGGGGCTGCTGTATATGATATAGCAGACGGCGCTGTAAGAATATCTGATGCTAACTTTGGAGCAACTAACACAACAAAAATATACCAGTTTGTCAAAAGACAGCTCTGGAAAGATTCAGACGGAAACCAATTAAATGTTTCGGGTGGAAGCGCTCAGACAGTATCTGAATACGTCAGCACGTTTAGCGGACTATATAGACCGTTTGAAAATCCTTTTATTACTGGAGCAACAGTAAATGGGTACAATTCAAGCAATGCTGTAAACGGATTAGTAGGCGAAACATTAGGAGTAAATGGAACACTGACTGCTTCTACTTCAGGTTCCAGCACTACTGTAACATTTTCTGCTGGCACACTACCAGATGTCTTAGATGATTCTATAGATAATGGAAGGTTTTTATTAATAAATAAAACTGACGGAGCAGAATCAACATTGAGCACTCGTACTAACACTACAACTGTAGTTGTTACGAGCGCAATCAATATTAGTGGTAAGTCTATGTTGGTTGCACCTGAAGCTGGCTTTGGTTTTAACCTTGAGGTAAAACAGCCGGGCTCTGGAACAATGACCGCTGGTACGTATGAATTTGCACAAACATTTATATACGATGAACGTCAAGAATCTTTACCATCTCCAATGGTCGGCACAATAGATATCGCTGCTAGTAAGTATTTACAATTAGGTATTATTGCTACGCACGGATACAACAAAAGAATTAGTGGTGGTAGGTTGTACATGAGAGACAGTACAGTAAAAGGTGAGTACGAACTTATAGCTGACATAGATTTTTCTAAAGGATGTCGCACAACCCTAGAAGGTGAATACACAGGTTGGGCTACAGCGTATAGCCAATCTAAAGTTTTAAGCTGTACAGTTAATATAGCAGCAAATAATGTCGATACATATGAAACACTAAATGGTTATACATCTGACATATTAAACAATCACATAGCAACTAGCACTTCTTCTGGATATAAGACAAGCGTTGTAAGTAATCGTAGGAAGTTCATTGCAAACGTGAAAACAGTGGACACGACAGGAACAGCAGTACACCAACCAGATAGATTACTATATAGCGACATAAATAAGTTTGACACCATCTTGCCAACTAACTTTATCGACATTGGTGTTAACGATGGTGAAGAGTTTGTAAAGCTAGAGTCTTACGCAGACAGGCTACTCGCTTACAAGAACAGAACATTATACATAATAAATATTGGTGGTGGTTCTGACACTCAATGGTTCTTAGAGAGCTCGCATCAAAATATGGGTGTGGAGTTTCATGCAGCTGTAACTAAGACACCTTTTGGTGTGGTATGGGCTAACAAGAACGGTTTGTATATCTATGATGGTAGTCGTATCACAAACCTACAAACAAAGATTATAGAATCAGATTGGGAGAGTTTTATAGACACCGATTCTATGGTTGCATATGAACCAACTCACAAACACGTAGTCGTTATACGTAACGCTAGTGACGAGTCAGATGATAATGGTGACGCGTACATATACAGCTTTATTACAAAGTCATTTACATTTGTTGAAGATTTAGTTGCAAACAATGTAAAAAGCAATCCAATTACGGATGTATACAATAAACTCACGATGGCAGTTAGCACCAATGAAATAATATCTTACGATGGCGAGCCATACGCAGGCACTACGTTTGACATCAAACTTAAAGACGATGATTACGGCTTACCTAATGTTGTAAAGAAGATATACGGTGTAACCGTAGAATATGCAAGCGATAACGATAACTCTAATGGCCTTAAGTATTTTTACACAAACGATAGCGGTACTAAGCAAGCCGTAGCTAACGGTGGTACTCTGTCAGATACTAATAACGATTTAGATGTAAATAGAGTTACATTTAGCCCACCGCTTTTAGCGTCTTCGTTTCAAGTACAGCTTGACCTAGATGGTGATAGTATACAGAAAGTCAATAACGTAGGTGTGGAGTATCGTCCTATCTATAAGAGAGTTACATAATGGCTATTGACAGAGAAAAAAGATTTTTATATAATACTAAAGGTATTAAGACAAAACTCCAGACAGGTGTACCAGCACGTAATACTGGTAACGATGGAGAAGAAAGAATAGTTAAAACAAGTGACGGCAAGTTACGATTGTATCGTAAACAGCTTGGCGCATGGTATTTTTTAGAGTTTACGAGGTCGTAATATGGCAAACAGTTTAATGGAATTATATGGCGGTGGTATGGTAGGTAACCGTACTAACTATCAACTTGGTGGTAGAGTAGCTGCTTCACGTAGAGGTAGAGAATATGCTGGGGAGATAAGAAGATTAAATGAAGCCGCAGAGAGAGCGCAAAGAAGACAGGGTAGAGCAAGTAGTCTTGGTAATATCCTAGGAACAGTTGGTTCTATTGCAGGAAGCCTTATTCCTATACCCGGAGTTGGAACTGCTGTTGGTGCTGCTATTGGTTCGGCTGTTGGTGGAGGCCTTGGCAGGCTTGCTGGAGAGAGCACTTATCAAGGTACAAAAGTAGAAGGTGGAAAGTATGCACAACAAAGCAGAAGAAATCTACAAGGCAGTGTTGACGATTTTAAAAGCAGTATAGGTGAAAGAGCTCTTGGCCAAGGACTTAGAAGCGGTTTAAGCACCTTTATATCGCAAGGTGGAGCAGACTATTTAAAAGCTAAGTTTGGTCAAGCTCAACCCGTTGGTCTCCAAGCTCCAGAAGAGTTGCTAGATATAAATATCAATCAACCTATTACAGACGTATCCGAAAGAGTAAGGCAGTCAATACGACCTGATACTCCTATTAGTATGGATAATATATTAATGGAGGGCGATTTAAATTTTACTGACCTTTCTGAGATAACAGATACGCCATTAACAGATTTTAGTTATGACGATTTAGTTCAGTACGGAACTTTTCAAGGTCCAACTATGGATTTTATGCCAGCTATGAGAGGTGGTGGTATGGTTAATATGATGCCAAAATATGAATACGGTGGCTTTGTAAAAGAAGCTGAAAAAGAAAGATTTGATGCTATGAATAGGCCAACTTCTTTTGGTAATCAACCAAATTCAGCTGGTGAAAATCGTGGATTTATGCCACCTCCTCCTGTACCACCTACAACAACATTTACACCACCTGCGCCACCCGCTTCTCCATATGTTTCCGGATACGGTACAGCTACAGATGTGCAAGGTGCTCTAAGTCAATTAGGCATGGAAGACATATATAACGACCCTAGGTTTGCGGAATATGCTGGTGATTTACCAGACTTTCAGATGGGCTACGCTCAGCAAGTAGGTGACATCTATGCTGGAGGACAGCAAGCTGCTAGAGGGATGAGAGCTCAACAAAGACAAGCAGCAGGACAAAGAGGTTTTGCTGGTAGTGGAATAGGGCAAAGACAAGCTCAACAAGCCTTTGGTGACCTCACAACAGATATTGCAAGACAGCGCAGAGGTGTCATTGAAGGGTTTCAAGCTGACTTACTTAGTGCTGTTGAAGATATAGAGCGAAAAGGTGAATTTGAATTTGGCAGTGGACCTACCTCTACAACAGAGCCAGCAGATGCTTTAAAAATGATAGATGAAGCTAGGGCATTAGCAAATTCTGATAACCCAGCTGAAAGATTAAGGGGACAGGCAGCGCTACAACAACTAAAAAACCAAGGCTACAATGTTAGTTAAATTTTATAAGGAGATTAAATAATGCCTAGTCATGATAGATATAGATTTGGTGATATATTATTACCAGAAGCAGAAAGTTTAGCGAGGTCATTACCCGCTCTACTAAGGCAACAGCAAGTTAATGATTTAGACAGAGAAAAAATTGCTTTAGAAAATAAAAGAATAGAGGCTGCTAAAACACAAAACGACAGATTGTTTGAAGCTCAAGAAAACGCTAGAGTTCAAGCTGCTGAAAGATACAAAGAGGAATTTGCGTTTAAAAAAGAACAAGCAAAGCAAGCAGAGATGAATCGTTTAGTTGCTTCTGTAGAGGAGCCCTATCAAAAAGCTATGATATATAGAAAGTATGGTTTTAACGACTTAGCAGAAAACTTTACAA